CCGTACCTCCAACTTTTGCTCAACCAACTGAAGCTCATGGTAGAGTACGTATTATGTTCTTTACTCATGACCAAGATGGTGCAGGAGATGCTACATCAAGTGTAGCACTAGGTAAACTACCAGGCGGTAGAGTACGTGTACTATTATCTTCATCTAACGCTTATGTAAACTGGACAACTGCTTCAGCTACATTAGATCTTGGATGGGACGCTTTTACAGCGGTTGATGGTACAACTACAGCAGCTGATCCAAATGGACTTATTGACGGTCTTAATGTGGACACAGCTGGTCAGTTCTCTTTAGGATCTGGCGTTGCTGCTACAGGCGGTACACACGTTTTTGAAAGCAGAGACGGAGTTATACTTCGTGCTACTTCTCAAGACGTTGCACTCGCTGATGGCGATGACCTAGTTGGCTACATCATGTATGTTGTAGACTAATAGAACGGGGGTACTTCGGTACCCCCAACCTTAGGAGCAAAAGATGGCGACAGCGGCAGCAGACGTAGATTTAGTAAATAGAGCTTTAGCACTTTTAGGTGTTGAGGCTATTACTTCATTAGCAGATACAAGTAAACCAGCGGCAACCGCTAGTGTTTTATTTGATGATACAAGAGCTTCAGTATTTAGAGCTCACCCATGGAATTGTTTAATTAAACGTGCATCATTAGCACAAGACGTCGTAGCACCTGCTTACGGCTTTACATATAAATATGCATTACCAGCAGATTATCTAAGACTTGTAAATATAGAAAATGGATTAGAATTATTTCAAATTGAAAATGGATTTATACTCTATGATGAAGATGTTTTAAATATTAAATATGTAGCACTAGATACAGATGTTACAAAATATGATCCATTATTAAAAGATGCATTAGCAGCAAGACTTGCATACGAATTAGCACAACCTTTATTACAAAGCACTAGTGCAATGTCAGACATGTTTACATTGTATGAAACTAAATTAAAAGAAGCTAGATATGTAGATGCACAAGAAAACTGTTATGATACATTAGAAACAGATTACTGGATTGAATCAAGACAAGGACTAAATAGACCAAACATTGAAACTCCACCAAGGAAATAACTATGGCTAAAGGTACGCCGATACAAACAAATTTTACCGGTGGTGAAATTAGTCCTAAACTACTAGGTCGAGTTGACCTAGAAAAATATACACAAAGTTGTAAAAACATAGAAAACTATATTGTATTTCCACATGGTGGATTAACAAAAAGATCAGGTACAAGATTTATAGCTGAATGTAAAGACAGCACAAACACTAAAAGACTTATACCATTTGTATTTAGTACAACACAAGCTTATGTACTAGAGTTTGGTGATACATATATTCGTTTTTACCGTAATGAAGGTCAAGTAACATCAGGCGGTTCTGCATATGAAATATCATCACCATATGCTCACGGTGATTTAGATGGTTTATCATTTACACAATCTGCAGATATTCTATATGTAACGCATCCTAATTATCAAACAAGAAAAATAACAAGAACAGGTCATACATCATGGACAGTTACAAAGTTTGAACCACAAGAAGGTCCTTATTTAACTGATAATACAACTAGTACAACACTCACTGTATCAGCTCATACAGTAGGTACAGGCAGAACAATGACAGCAAGTACTGGTATATTTGCAAGTACTGATGTTGATCGTGTCGTTAGATTTCGTGATGGTTGGGGTTTAATTACAGGTTATACTTCAGCAACTGAAGTTACAATAGAAATATTTCATGCTATGGGTTCTACGTCATCTTCTTCAGACTGGGCACTTGGTGCATGGTCAGATACTACAGGTTGGCCAGCATGTGCTACATTCTATCAAGATCGTTTATTCTTTGGTAATACAACAAATCAACCAAATACAATATTTAGTAGTAAGTCAGGTGACTTTGAGAACTTTGCAGCAAATGATATTGCAACTAGTGCAGTTGCTGATGATTCAGCTCTTATCTTTACATTGTCTACAGATCAGGTAAATGCAATACGTTGGATGTATGGTGCAAAACAATTAGAGATAGGTACATCAGATGGTCCATTTTTAATGTCATCAGGTTCTGATAACTTAGCATTGACACCTACAAACGTAACAGTAAACAGAGAATCAACAGATGGTGTAGCAGCACAAAAACCTATTGGTGCTAGTAAATTTACAATATATACAGATTCAAATAAAAGAAGAATTAGAGAATTAGGTTATAAACTAGAAGTTGATGGTTTTGTAACAAATGATTTAACTTTACTTGCAGAGCATATTACAACAGGTTCTACAATTAAAAGTATTACATATGCAAGATCTCCTAACAACATTATATGGATGTTATTAGAAGATGGTAGTTTACGTGGTATGACATATGAACGCGATCAAAATGTAGTAGCATTTCACCGTCATATTTTAGGTGGTACAGATGTAGATATAAAATCTATTGTCACAATACCTAATCAAACAGAAACAGAGAATCAGCTTTATATGATTGTAAGCCGTACAATCAATGGTGCTACAAAACATTATGTAGAATTTTTAGAAGAAACATTTGATACAAACGAAGGTAAATTACCTGCCGATGCTTTCTTTGTAGATTCTGGTTTAACATATACAGGCTCAGCTACAACTTCAGTTTCAGGTTTAGATCATTTAGAAGGTCAAACAGTAAAAATATTAGCAGATGGCGCAACACATCCTGATGTCACAGTTTCATCTGGTGCTATTACACTAACACGAAGTGCTAGTACTATACATGCGGGGCTTGGTTACACAGCTTCTGCTACAACACTAGACCCTGAGATACCTGATCAATTTGGTACATCTCAAGGTAAGACAAGACGTATAGAACGTACAAGTATACGTGTTGTAGATACCTATACTTTACAAGTAGGTCCTGAAGGTAGTACTCTAGAAGAGATACCATTTAGAGCTGCTGGTGACCCTATGGATACTATTACATTGTTTACAGGTGATAAACGTATATTGATTAACCATCAGCCAGAACGTAAATTTAACTTAGTTATCCAACATAATAAACCACAACCATGTACGGTGTTAGCAATTATGTATGCATTGGTGGTGTCAGACAGATGATATATAATGTAGTATTACATAAAAGGAGAATGTCTTAATGTGCGATCCAGTAACAGCTTTAATGATAGCCACTACAACTGTAGCAGTTAATTCAGCTGACAATGCAGCTACAGCTAAAGAAAATCAATTTGATGCACAAGCTCAAGTAGCCGATCAAAATGCTCAAATCAGCTTAGCTATGGCACAACTTGAAGAAGATAAATTAAATAGACAACTTTATAAAATAATAGGTAGTCAGCGAGCAGGATACGCTGCTGCAGGGGTTACAATGGAAGGTACACCAACTGATGTAGCAGTTGATACAGTTACACAAGGTGAAATAGATCGACTATCAATCAGATACGGTGGAGCTGTTAATGCTTACAATTCTGAAGTACAAGGTAAAATGGCAAGAGCAGATGCTCGAATGGCTGATAGTGCAGGAGATTCTGCAGTGCTTGGTACAATACTAGGTGGCGGAACAAGTTATTTAAATGCAAATCCTGGATCATTGGGAAATCTTGGAAGCATATTTGGTGGCGGTGATGGAACTGATTATGGAACCATGTTATCTAGACCACCAGGCGGATCAGGAGGATATTAATGCCAATTGTACCTATCACTACTGATGCTATTCAACAAGCTGTAGACCCTGTTCAAGTTGATACAGCTAAAAGTTGGGTATTTGAAAAAATAAATCAGTTAAAAAAAGTAAGTAATACACACAGTGTTGATTTAATAAATGCTATTGATTCTAAGCAGTATGTTGAAAATCCAGGATTTGTATCAGGTGAAGACCCTGGTACATATACAAACCAAAAAAGAGATTATATTTCTAAAACATTACAAAGCCCTGAATTTACACCACCTAATGAAATTGCTGCACAACTTTGGAATCAAGAGACAAGTAAATTTACTGCAAGCGAAATAAATTCTGCTATTAATATAGAAGCTCGTACTCGTATAAATGGACGTGTAAATCAAGTGAGATCAGGTATAAATAGTATGGTTGATAATATAAATGAAAATCCTTATCCTGGTAATTTATTTAATTCACTAGAACATTTAGAAGGTCTTATAGGTACTATTGATCAACAACAACAAAAAGATTATCCTGGTTATTTACCAGAAAATATGACAAAAAATATGGTAATTGATAGCAAAAGAAAAATGGCAAATGCTTATATATCAGGTAACAAAAAAATTGATCCTTTAAGTACGATGAATGATATCATGGAAAAAAGTAGTTTTTATAAAAGCCTTGGTTTAAGTGATGAAGATCTTACACTGCATTACCAAGAAGCTGCTAAAACATACCAGCAAACGGCTATAAAAGATATCAAAACTATTATTGCAATTCTTAAAGATGATTTAGATAAAATTCAAATGAATGGTGGTTCTTTAGATTCTAGCTCATTAGCCAAACTTAGTGTTGATGATTATTCACATGATGATTTTATATTAAAACTAGCAATGATTGCACCTTGGTTTGGTGATAATTTAGCAAGTGGTAGAAGAACACACCAAGGTGAATCTCAACTTACAGCAGTTGAAGAAGTTGACGGTATGACTTATATATTTCCGACAATAAGATGGAATGGTATTAACTATACTACATATGAGGATCCTTTTGAAGCTTTAAATGTAGCACTTGATAACGGAGATGCAATACCTGTTAAAGATATACAACAAGGAAATAGAATTAGTAAACACATGTCGAGGTTATTATCATGGCAAAAATAACTACATACGATGCAACTAAAAGTATTAATCCACAACTATCTATGCCTCGATCTCAAGCAATGGATATGGTATTTCAAGCGCAAAATAGCGTTGTAAATAACTTAACTGAACTTGGAAGTACTATTATAAAAATAGATGATACTATGCGAGGAGCTCAAGCTACTGGAGATATTATAAACAAAGGTAGTATGTTAGATAGTAATAAAATAGCACAATTAAGTAGATTGTATGATGGTTATCAAATGGATAGATTACAGAATCTCGATACCGCAAATGAAAAATTAAATCAAATGGCTACAATGATTGATCCTGAAGGAGCTCTTGTAGAAAAATTAGGCGGTTTACAAGCCACAACAAGAGATAAGGCATTAGCTACTGCTTATCAAAAACTTACAACTAATCATGCATTAAAAGTAAAAGATCCAGGAGAATTTTATTTAAGAAGACCTGATGTTTTAGCTGTAACTAAAGGAGATGGTACACGTACAGATGAACGAGATGAAGCCATGATAGATGAACAAATTAAACATGGGGTATCTCCTAGTAAAGTAAATGTATTAACAAATACAGAAGCTAAAGCGATGGTAACTTCTTTAATGTCAGAACCTGATCCTGATAAAGCTAGAATGATGTGGCAAAATATTGTACAAGACCCTCAATATGATAGGGTATTAAGACAACTAGGAGAAAATGGTTTACCATCATCTTTAAAGATGTTAGCTCATATAGATATAAGATATAACACGGCTATATTTAATGCGTTAAAAATAACAGATGATCAAGTAACAGATTACTATGCTGGTAAAGTTGACAGAAATCCTAATGATATTAAAGAAGCTGTAGATCCTGTGATAGAAGATTTTTTCAATGCATTAACAGGTGGTAATATGATGAAACAAATGGCTATTACTCCTGATATAAGAACTATGGTTGAAAAGTTAACATTTACTTTAATGACTACTCAAAACCTTAGTGAAACAAATGCTGCTCAAAAAGCAGTAGACATAATAAAAGAAGGATTTGATATACAAGATGATGATGTAGGACAATATGTATTACCAAAAGCTCAAGGATTAGATGCCGATCTTATACACGGTAGATTAACTGGTATTAAATATAATCCGCTTGCCTTTGATAAAATGTGGAAAGAAATAAGTCCTAAAATTCCTGGTACTGCTTTAGAAAGTTTACAACTTGACATAGAAAGTAGAGGTATGATATTTAAAGAATTTGTACAAGAAAATATGAGATTTGTAAATGCAGATGATACAGGCGATGGTTTCTATATATTATTAGATATGCCAAATGCAGCTCTAGCACAACCTCTTGCTGATGAATTAGGTAGGCCTATCACTATAGGTTTTAAACAATTAGAAAAATATTCAGTACCTAGTATATTTGGAGATGATTAATGCCGTCGTTTGACTCAGGCTTTAAAACACAAGTAGATACAACTTTCTATGGTCGAGGTCTAGATTACTTTGAACCATCGGCTGGTAGTGTTACTAATGCAGCTATAGAACAAGGTTGGAGATTTACTGGCTTTGATAGTATTGAGAGAAGTACAGAAGCTGGTATATTAGAAGGAATAAGAAAAACACAAGAAATTTTAAGATCTGGTAGAAAACCCTCAGCTTTTGAAAAATTAAATTATCAAGATCCATCTGGCCCTAATGCTGAATATTTAAAAAAGAAATATGATATTAAAGAATTTGATTTAAAGGATAAAAACTATCTTAACGAAAAATATGGTGATACAGGATTAAAATTTGAAAATGATATGCTTGACATAGAAGCTAAAATACTCTATGAAAAGAAAAGAGCTGAAATAAAAAATAATTATATTATGTCCCAAGCTGAAGGCGGTCGATTTGCAAAAGGCATGTTGATCAATATGGGCATGGCAATGTTAGATCCTGTAAACTTAGGTTTACTATTCATACCAGGGACTATTGGAACTAAAGGATCTAATATGGGCTGGAAAAGTCAAGCTTTTTTAGGTGGAGCTAAAGCAGGTGCTATAGGTAGTGCAGCTATCGAAGCAGTAATTTATCCAGTTGCTGAATCTGAACAGGCTGACTATACCATGTATGATTCACTTATAAATATAGCCTTCGGTTCTGTAGCTAGCGGTGGTTTACAACTAGGCGGAACAGGTTACCAACGTATGGCAGCAAAAAGACTTGCTATAAAACAGCTAAAAAATGACGAAAATATAGATGTTGAAAATATATCAAGTACTATCTTAGAAGAAGCTGAAGGTGATGTTAAGGCAGAAAATGTAAAAGGTTTAGATGTTGATGAATTAAGTGATGAAATAGGACAATTAAAACAAGCTATTAAAACAAAAAAAGCTAGAGATACTAGGATTAAAAATAAAGAGATACAAGACTCATTTACTCGAGAAGTTTTAGGTCTTGAACCAGGAGAAAGAATAACATTTGGTGAATTGACTGATGCTGAATTAGATGCTATTAAAAAAGCAAATATTGGAGGTTCAACTGTTGTTAGAGGTATGCAGAAAAATAAAGCAGAATTAGATGATGCTTTAGCTCAACTTGAAGACAAAACTGCAAAACTTAAACAAGCTAAAAAATTTAGAGAAGAAAATCCTGATAGTTTAGATCTTGCTGAACAAGAATTACAAGATTTAAATATAAGATTAAAAAAAGCTGTAAAAGCCGGTGAT